CCGATCACCGAACAGGACGCCGCAGGTGCTCTCCCAGTCGGCCCGGTCGAAGTAGCGCAGCCGGATGACGGCGCGCTCGTCGGGGTCGGAGAGCTGGAGGATCAGGCCCTCGATGGCGTTGCGCTCCTGCTTCTCCTCAGCCTTGAGCCGGTCGATCTGTTCCTCGAGCTCCATTTTCCGCTCCACCATCATGCCGGTGCGGTCGGATGGTGTGCCGGATCCGCGTGGCATACCTGTCAGATCAGGGCCGGGCGGTGATGCCATCGTCATCTCCATGCGGTCGAGGCGTTCGAGCTGGTTGTCGATGTCCCTCAGCATGGCGGTGTAGGCCGCGAGCCTGTCCTTGATCCGTTGTGTGATCGGCTTCTCGCTCATTATGTCAGGGCGTCACTCCTGCTCACCTCCTTCCTCGTCAGGCTCGAAGATCGCGGCGATCTCCTCGCGCGGTAGCTCTCGGCCTTGACGGACGCAGCGCACGTTGTTGTCTCCAGTGGTTTTGATGTAGCGCCGCACGATCACGTCGCACCATTTCGGCTCGAGCTCGATCATGGCGCAGGTTCGCCCGGTGTTCTCGCAGGCTATGAGCGTCGAGCCTGAGCCTCCGAAGAAGTCGACCACGAGCTCACCCGGTCGGCTGCTGCTTAGAATGGCCCGCTCGCACAGTGCGATCGGCTTCGGCGTTGCGTGCCCGCCTGCGTCATCTCTTTCTGCTGTGTTTGTGATCGGGAAACGCCACACATCGGTCATTATGTCGTGCTCGTCGCTGTCGTTGTGTGTGTTGTCGAAGAAGGCGCGCAGCTCCATCTCTTTTGCCTTCATGTTCTGGTATGCCTCGGACGGCTTGTTGCGTAGCTTCATCACTTGATCGTGTGGAAGGCTGAAGGCTCTGCCCTTAAATGCCTGCTGGAGCTTTTTGTAGTGCCACTCCGGGATCGGTGTGAACTGTGATTTGCTAAACCAGTGCCCCCACATTTGAACGCCGGTGATCTCCGTGAGCTGCTTGGCCTTGAGACCGACCTTCTGAGCCTCTCCGATCATATAATCGAGGATCGCCTCGTAAGCGTCATTGAAATGGTCTTTGTTATTGTTGAAGCCTTCGACGCCGCACATAACAAAGAGGCATTTCTCGGTTTCCCTCGGGTAGCTCCGCATGAGCTCACTGTTGACGCCGAATGCCGAGTGTTTCGCCCATGTGATGTAGTTTCTGAATGTGATCTGGTTCGCTGCGATCATCGGCCGAAGGATAAAGGCGTAAATATCCATGAGCGGCTCGTCGATACCCCAGCAGTACCAGCTCCCGTTTTCCTTCAGGATTGAGAAGCTGAGTGCGATCCACTTCTTATTGAACTCGAGGAGATCGTTCTGGTTCTGGTTGTCGTTCTGGACGCCGTCGCTTTCTTTGCCCATGCCGTATGGCGGGTCAGTAAAAACGAGGTCGGCGTGTTGACCGTCGGTTGCTTTCTGGACGTCGCCCATCTTTAGGCTGTCGCCGCAGTATAGCCGGTGATCGCCCAGCAGCCAAAGGTCGCCGGGCTCGGTGAACGGTTCCTCTGGCGGCGCCTCGGGCTCGGTGTCGCCGTCCTCCTTTTCCGACTCGTCATCGTGCAGAGCTTCGGACAGCGCTGTAACAAGATTGCCGTATTCTTCTTCGGTGTAGCCGCTGAGCATGAACGGGATCTCGCCGGTGTCGATGTCGGCGAAAACCTCGGCGAGCATCTTGTTGTCAGTGGTGGCGAGCTCCGCGATGCGGTTGTCAGCCGTCAGATCGGCCAGCTCCTCGGCCTCGCTGGCGTAGTCCTGATAGTCGACCGGGGCGTCGGTCAGGTCGTCGAGCTGCGCGGCCATGAGACGGCCGTGGCCCTTTGTGACGAGCCCGCTGCGCTTGCTGACGGTGATCGGGGCACGCCAGCCGGTTGCTCGGATGATAGATGCGAGGAGCTTGATCTGCTCCGGCGGGTGCTGGTTGGGGTTCTTGGGGTTGGGCCGCAGATCCTTCAGCGGGACGATGGCGTCGTGTGCACAGAACACGGGGACGCTGCCGGCGTATGCCTTGGGCGTTGCCGTGGTGCTGTACTCCTCGATCTCGGGGCCGGTTTGCGGCTGCGGTTTGTCTTTTGCCATGTGGTTCCTCCTTTCAGCCGTGGTGAGATGCCTCCGCTGCTGTGGCTGTGTCGAGGCGCTTCTTCAGGCGCTCCAGCTTGTACTCCTCGGCCTCGGCCGTGCTGCGGCCGAAAATGATGCGGAGCTGGTCGAGCATGATCTGGACGTCTGCCATCTCCTCGACCACGTTCTCGAGTGCAGCCTTTGCCTCTGCGGCGCAGCTCACGCGCTTCACTTTGCAGAGGGCCTTGGTCAGCTCTGCCATCTCCTCGACGGCCATGTCCATTTGTGCCGGCGCGCCGTAGGTCGTGATCGCACGATCCAGCAGGGCCCGGCGTTCCTCCGTGGTCATCACGGGCGGCCTCCCTTCGTCAGCTCTCTGACCAGTATGACCACGAGCACGATCACGATGATGGCGAGGGTGATGGCGGTCGGGATCCAGATCGGGGCCAGTACCCACAGCCAGCTCCAGTTGATGACGCCGGTGAGCTTCAGGACGATGAAGGCGACGGCGAGAAGGCCGCAGAAGCCAATCCCGCCGGCCGTTGTGTTGTTTCTTTCGTTGTTCATGTATTACCTCCAGTATTATTTTCCGAGCCCCTTCAGCGCGCAGGCTGTGCAGGCGGTTCGGACGTCGGGCTCCAGTGCGAGGATCCGGCGGGCCGTGTCTGTCTGCCAGCACTCAGCGCCACAGACGGGGCAGGTGGTGAGCTGCCAGTCGTCCGTCGGAGGCTCCGGGACGTTATCGCGCAACGGCATGGTGAGGATCCCGCCGTCTCCGGGCTGGTGGGGCGAGAGGATGGGCTCAGGCTCGTCGGGGATCATGGTGTCGAGGAGCTCGTTGTACTTCTTGAATATGGCCTCCGACGCTGCGCTCCAGCTCTCGCCGTGCTCCGTGTCCTCCGGGGTGGCGACGTGGGCCAGCTCGTGCGCCAGCAGCTCAGGGGCGGCACTGATGGGCGCCTCGGCCGAGATGCAGACGATCGGCGTGCTGCCGTCGTCGGGAAAGATGGTCAGGCCGTAGGCGGTGCCGTTGGTCTCGTCCCGCAGGTCGGGGACGTACTGCGCGATGTACTCGACGCCGGGGTAGAGCTCAGAGAAGGCCCGGGCCACGATGGCCGTCGGGTCGTTGATGAAGGGCGAGGCCATCGGGCCGATCTTCTCGTACTGCTTCAGGGCCGTGTAGGTCTCGCGCAGCATGGCCCGCACTTCGTCCTTCTTAATGCCGTTGATGGTGGGCCCGTTCAGGATCAGGTCGAGCATCCTGTCGCTCCAGTCCTGCATCAGGTGGGTCTCCGGCATACCGCAGCCGAAGGGCACGACGTCGACCTTCTCACGGGTGAGGGTTTCGTATTCTTTCACGGTGCTGCTCCTTTCAGAAAAGCCGAGCGGGCCGGAGCCCGCCCGGCGCTCCATTTACTGCATGACGACGACCTTGCCGGCGTCGATCAGATCGCCCATGTTCTTCAGGAAGTAGTCGGCGATGTTCTTCTTGGCCTCGAGCTTCCAGATGCCGCCGTCAGCCTCGAAGAAGCCGATCCCCTCGTCGGGATCCACGCGCAGCAGGAACTCGCTCTCGGGCTGCTCCACCTCGAGGAAGGTGCGGAACGGCCGCAGCATGACGCGGGGCTTGATCTCGACAACCGCGTTGAGGGCGACGCCCTGACGTGCCTCGACGGTCTGCGTGACGCCGTTGTCGTTGGTGCTGACGCTGTTCTCGTTGGTCATGCGACTCAGCAGGTCGAGCAGGTAGGCCGTGCCCTCGTTGGGGATGCAGAGGCTCCGCAGCTCGATCAGAGCTACCTCGCGTCCTCTGAAGCCGGTGCGCAGGCCCGGGGCGTCAGCCTTGGCGCGGTAGAGCGTGTTGCGGGAGAAGTCGCTCAGGTAGGTGGTCATCACCTCGACGGTATCGTTGCTCTTGACCT